TAGTACAACAAATGACGCAGTTATATGGAACTATGAAAACACGGATTTATACTTAGGTACTAACGATACATCTAGGTTAATTATAGATAATGCTGGTGGTATATACACTGCAAATGCAACAGGTGGTGCTACAGCCGTAGGCACTATTAATACAAAGGGCTACTACTTAGATGGTGTATTAATATCAGGTGATGATACGGGATCAACCTATTTTGATCGTGCTGGCTTACCTGTATGTAATAATACGTTAAACACTGCTACCGCTAATTTTGATATCGCTGCTAATATAGGGACTTCTTTTGAATCGGTAGGTCCTACGGGTGCTGGAGGAACTAATGAGTGGTCAGGCATGAATGGCATACCAACAACCGCTAAATTTGTTATTTTGAAAATATATAACAGAATCATCGGTAGTACGAATACCGAGCAATATTTACAAGCTATTTATGTTCGTAAAACAGGATCTACAGCGACAAGCGGCCTTTTGTCTACGTATGCTAGTTTAGTTTCTTTTTATAACAGATCAGGCCTCCAAGAAGACGCTCAGGATGTAGCAACTGCTATCGTAGCTATAGACTCGAATAGACGATTTGATATAGCTAGATCGGCAGTAGGAACAGGTATCACTACAAACGCTACAATGTCCTTAGTAGGTTGGTTATAATGTCAGAAGATATTAAAAATAAATACGAAAAGTTCGAAGGTTTTAAAAACCCTGAAACAGACCGCGCTATCTTATTTGATGTAAGAGGTTGTAAACGTACTCAAACCTTATTTATAGATGTGACAGCAGATAAAACTAAATATCCGCCTTTATACACTATGAGAGGGCAAGATCAAAAAGGTTTAATATCCGCGTATCAAATCTACATGCACAGTATTAATGAATATGATGCGGCTATTAAATTAGTAGGTTCAATTGAGCATTGGGAGCGTTTATGTGAACTTCAATGGTTCATGGAAGGACTGGTTTCTAAGAGTTTTGCAGGTATCCATAAATGGCGTCAAGATATGGTAGAACGGGATATTATGTTAGCTAAGAAAACGTTATTATATAACGCTTCTGTAATGGGTGATACATCAGCTGCTAGAACTCTTATTAATTTACATAAAGCACCTAGTACTAAAGTTTTATCAACTAAGAAAGCCACAGTTGAAGCCAAAGAAAAAGATAAGTTAAATGAGAAAGATAGTAAAATTACTAAATTAGCAGAAGCACTTAAGAAGAGAGAGAATGTCTAATTATGAGTTAACCCCAGCGATACGTAATAAGTATGAGATTACGGATCAAATATTAGAACTTCGTGATTACTACGAAAGTAGTTTATGGGAGTTTGCTAAATATGTAAATCCTACTTATATGTATGATGATATACATGAGGATGTATTTAATTGGTTTCAGCGTGGTTTATCACCTTATCAACTTTTACTATTACCGCGTGATCATTTAAAATCACATTGTGTAGCAACATGGTGTGCTTGGCAATTAACAAATGAGCCTTGGTCAACTATCGTATACTTATCCGCTGGGGAAGACTTAGCCCTTAATCAGATGTATGCGATTAAAAATATGTTATATTCAGAAGAGTATAAACTATTATGGCCAGAAATGATTAATGAAGCCAAGAGTCAAAGAGATAAAGATACTACAGATGCTATTAATTTAGATCACCCTGAACGTAAGCGTAGACGTATAAGGGATAACAGTCTTATAATTAAAACAGTTAAATCTAATGCTATAGGTTTACATTGTTCACATCTTGTATTAGATGATGTTGTAATACCTAAATTTGCATATACAGCTAACGGGCGATTAGAAGTACAACAAAGTGTAGCGCAGTTTGCATCCATTAAAAGTTCGGATGCTATAACAAAAGGTGTAGGAACTAGATATCATCCTGAAGATTTATATGAAAACTTCCGCGAAGCAAGGATACCCATTCTTAATGATAAAGGTGAATTTATAACGGAAGAGGCTTTATGGGATATAAGAGAATATCAATTAGAAACGCATGGGGATGGTACCGGTAAATACCTTTGGCCTAGAACCTTTTCTCCTATTTTAAAGAAGTGGTTTGGTTTTGATATGCACGTACGTGCTCAAAAGAAAGCTGAATACGATAGTTTGAATCAAAGTGTACAATTTAGAGCACAATACTATAATCAACCCAATGATCCTGATTTAGACAGAGTTAAACAAGAGTTATTTCAATACTATGATTCTAAATTCCTAAGGGAAGAGAACGGTAGTTGGTATTTTAAAGATCGTAAGTTAGCTGTATTTGCGGGTATGGATGTTGCTTTTACGGACATACAAGATTCTGGTGGTAAAAGGAATGATTATACCGCTATATGTGTCATAGGAATAGATTACGAAGGTTTTGTGTATATACTAACATTAGATCGCTTTAAAACTGATGATTACGATGAATACTACAAACATGTTATGAAATTACATGAGTATTGGGGTTTTAAAGTAATACAAGTTGAAACCAATACGGGTGGTAAATTAGTTAAAAAAGCTTTAGAGAAGAAAGTTAGGGAAGAAGGAAGACGCTTAGTGATATCTGCACGCCCTTCTGCTAAGAGCGAAGGTAGTAAGCATGAACGCCATGCCGCTATTGTCGAACCTTTATATGCTAATAAGACTGTATTTCATTTTAAAGGAGGTTTAACATCTGTATTAGAAGATGAAATCAGATTAATTAACCCACCTAATGACGATTTAGAAGATGCGTTATTCTTAGCTTTGATTGAATCAAAAACACCATCAAAACGTTCCAGCACTAACCATAAAAGTCAGCAAAAAATAGCATCACCAGAGTCAAGATTTGGTGGTAGGAGAAGCATACGTGGCACTAGACTCATTAGAGATTAATAATTTATATCAAGAAGCGGATGAAGCCGCTGCCCATATTTATAATAATTGGGTGTTATGGTATCAAGCTAGGTCTGTGTGGCAAGCCGTATGCACTGAAGTGACTCAGTATCTTGAAGCCACTGACACGAAAGGCACTACTAATGTTAGTAGCGGTTTTAGCCATACGACTAACAGACCTAAGTTAGCTCAAATATATGACAACCTAATGGCTAATTATAAACCCGGATTAATGCCTACAAGAGATTGGATGAGTTGGGAAGGGGAAGATCTGGATGCAGTCAATATAACTAATCGTAAACTAATTGAGGGTTTCTTAAAAACTAAACATCGTATTTCAGGGTTCTCTCGTGTTATTGACGAATTACTTGATGACTGGATTCGTTGTGGTAATTGTTTTGTTGGTGTTGAATATGAAAATAACTTCTCATTAGATACTAAACGCGCTAAAATTACAAGAGGTTATAAAGGACCAAAAGCTTTTAGAATTGATCCTTTAGATATCGTATTTAACCCAACTTCGACTAGTTTTGAAAACGCTCCTAAGATCCTTAGATCAACCTATGGTTTAGCAGATTTAGAACGTAAGGCGGCCACAATAGGTGAACCCCATAAACAAAAATACTTAAAGACACTCCAAAAACTAAAAGAAGACAGGACATGGGCTTATAGTAACGGACAAGGAGGTCCCATGACATTGAAGGGACCAGGAACAGAAGAGCTTAATAAATATTACCAGTATACGTATTCAGGTTTTGGTAGTTATGTTCAGTACTTACAATCAAGTATGATTGAAATACTAGAATTCTATGGTGATATGTATAACTCCGCTACTGGTGAGTATGAGCCAGATAGACATGTTGTTATAGCGGATAGACGTTATGTAGTTTTAAATGAGCCTACTCCCACTTGGAACGGTAAACCCCATATTTATCATGTAGGCTGGCGTAAACGGTATAATAACTTATGGGCCATGGGGCCTCTTGAAGGCCTCCTTGGTATGCAGTACCGTATAAACCATCTTGAAAACTTAAAAGCTGATGCCTTTGATCAAATGGTTGATGCTGATACAGTCCTCATAGGTGATGTTGAAATAGATTACACTGAGTCAGGATCTAAAGAATACACAGTATCTGAGCAAGGAGATGTTAAACGTATCCCACCTGATACTACAATACTTAGTGCGGATATGCAAATAGCCGAATTGGAGTCTGCAATGGATTTATTCGCTGGATCACCTAGAGAAGCCGCTGGTTTTAGAACACCTGGGGAAAAAACTAAGTTTGAAGTATCACAATTAATGACTGCGGGTGGTAAAATATTTCAACATAAATTAGAACGTTTTGAAGAATACCTACTTGAGCCCGTATTAAATGCTGAAATTGAAGTAACACGGCAAGCTGGTGAATATCAAGATACTATTGAATTACTTGATCCTGAAACAGGCGTTAAACTTTTTGAAACTATAACTGCTGATGACCTTTACATGAATGGCAAGTTTATACCTGTTGGAGCAAGACATTATTCTAAACAACAACAACTTGCGCAGGATGCACGAGACCTTATGGGTATTGTTATACAAGATCAAGAAATGCTACAACACTTTCCATCGGCTAAAATGGCTCAATTGTTTGAAGAACTCATGGGTTTTGATCGTTATCAATTATATCAAAAATTTGGCAGGATTTATGAACGTGCTGATGCTCAAAGGATTCAATCTGTTGCTATTAAACAATTAGAAGATGAAGAAGATGCACAAGTACAAGAACCGGAGAGTATAAGGAATGTTGAAAATTCCCCAGATCCTTTTGAAAACCTACCTTAATCAATTTCCTAATGATGTTTCATTAGAGTTTAAAAAGGAACGTACAGCGTATTTAACATCACAATGGTTATCTGCTAAAGTAATTAGAGAGGTGCTTGAAATATATCTAAGTACGGAGTTACACAAACTCATTGAATTAGATGAACAACTACATAATAAAAGCGCTAATCCTGATATCAGTCATTGGGCTAATATTGGAGAAAGGAAAAAAGTACGTGATTTAAAAAACAAACTATTTGGTAAAACTGATATAGGAGATGAATGAAATGACTTTTAAAGCTGATACAAACTCGCAAGACCAAAAAGCAGATTTGACAGCTACATCCAATGCACCCTTTTTAGTCATTGGAGATAGAGTGTACCAAACTAAAGAAGATCTTCTGAAAAAGATTACAAATGCAGACACGCATATTAAAACTTTGGAGGAAGAGGCCGCTGCCCGTAAAGCAAAAGAGCAAGCGGAAGCTGCTGAAGTAAATAAAGGTATGCTCAAAGAAGTACTTGAAGCAATAAAGCAAAATGGAAAGAAAGCTGAACTGACCGTCCAGACGAGTACACCTGAGCTTAATGAAGAAGTAATAGTTGCTAAAGTCTTAGACAAGCTTTCATCGGGTAAAAAAGATGAAAATATGGATAAGAGTATGGTACTTGCTAGAGAAAAACTTGGTGATAATTATGTAACCAAAGTACAAGCTAAAGCTAAAGAACTAGGATTAGACATGGATTATGTTGATAATTTAGCTAAAGCGTCCCCTGAAGCATTTGAAAAACTATTTCTTCCTACTACTAGCGCATCAAATACAAGTTTTAAAGCAGCTGCGACCACAACTGTTAAAACTTTAGATGCAGATAGTAAACAAAATAAAGAAGAATCATATAGTATCGCTCGACTAACCGAACATGCAGCAAAGAAAAAGATTGTTGAATTAGGTCAGAAATATGGGCTATATGATTAATATTAAACTCAATCAATTAAAGGATACTGGAAATGGCTGGTAATACTAATGATAACAGTTCGGCGCTTAAGCGAGCTGAAATGTATTCGAGTATAATTCTCGATACTATTAAAGATGATTATTTACCTGAAGGGATCCATCGGGATGTTAGTGATTTTCCTGATGGTACAACTCTTCATATAACTACTTTTGGTGATATCGTTGTACGTGATGTAAATGATGATCAAGATCGCCCGATTGATCCTTTAGATACTGGTGATATTACACTTACTATTAATAAGTATAAAGGCGCTGGTAGTTATATCACTGATGCAATGCGACAAGATTCCTGGAAAGCACGCCAATTTGATCAAGCTTTACCGGGTAAACAACTACGTGGAATTAAAGAAGCGTATGAAACGGACCTTTTAGCCACTTCTGAAGATCTTCAAACTCAAGCTGACGCAAACGATATTAACGGTTTTGCACATCGATTTGTAGCTAGCGGTACCTCGGGTATTTTGACACTTGATGATTTGATTTATGCTAAAGCAGCTATGGATAAAGCTAACTTACCGGCTGAAGGTCGCATTTTCATTGTTGATTCGATTGTTGAAGCTACTTTGAATGGATTGTCAAATATTGTTAGCATGTCTAATAATCCGCAAGTTGAAGGAATAGTCAATACGGGTTTTGCAAAGAATATGAAATTCTTGAAAAACCTCTATGGGTTTGATATTTATATATCTAACCGTTTACCTCATGTAGCAAGTGAAAATGTTAATACGTCTGGTATTAGCATTCCTGCCCCGTCTGGTAATGGTACTTCTGCTGTGGATGCTGTTGTATGCCAAGCAATGTGTGTGGCTGATGTAATGCTTGCGCCCTATATGGGTGCTTGGCGTCAGATGCCTGAAACGGAAGGTTTCCGTAATGTTCAAAAAGGTCGTGATGAGTTTTATTGTACTGCACGATGGGGTTTCGGTGGTCAGCGTCCGCAGTCTCTTGTCACTGTTCTTGTTAACGCTGCGGCTTACTAAGAGGTAATATAAATGTCCACAGAAATTATTAATGGCGTACCAAATCACTTTGGTCGTCGAATTGTTGAAAAGAAACTGCCGTATTACCTGCCCAGTGATGGCTTGGTTAAAACTTTGGTTTATCCTTTCTTTTATGATGATCTTGCTGTTGTAAGTGCTAGTGATGTAGGTAATCAATTAATTCCTGCTCATGCTTTCATTAAAGAAGCTTATATCAAAGTTAATACTGCATTTGCAGGTGGTACTAGTTATAACTTTGGCTTGTATCAAGCAGATGGTACTGTTATTGATTTGGATGGTATCGATGCTGCTGTGGCAACTGCTACTTTAGCAGCTAATGCTTGGGTAAACTGTAACGGGGCCTTAGTTGGCGCTTCTATTGGTGCAGCTGCTGGCCAATTAGTTGTAGCTGCTACAGGCACTTTTACAGCTGGTAATGGTAAGATTATTATTAATTATATTGATAAAGATCTTCCTAACGTAGGCTAAAAGGATACTAAATCATGGCTAATCCTAAAAACCAGGATTGTGTTGTTTCGGATCGTACCGGTAAAGGTATGTTAGCTTCACGGCAAACGTTAGTAGCTAATGCTGTTGTAGCACATGCTTTAAATGCTACGTTTAGTGATACCGAAGTAGAGGCAGCTCTTAATGCTTTAGGTGTTAAGATTAATGCACTATTAGATATCTTAGAAGCACATGGTCTTATGAAAGACGCATAATTATAATATATATATACCTGTTACGTTTAGTGGGTATGGTTACTCCTCACCATACCCACTCTTTTTTAAGAAAGTTAATGACAAGTTATAACACTTCTAATACACGTTTATTAACTAAAGAAGAGTCATGATAATTTTAACAAAGGTGATAAACATGCCATCAAGTCCAGGTTATCAAAGGGATTATAAACAGGAGTACAAGAAACAAGGTGCCAGTAATAAAGCCAAGAAACAGCGAGTACGTAATAACACGGCACGTAATCAAGCTATAAAGGCTGGAAAAGTGCGTAAAGGTGATGGTAAAGACATAGCGCATACTAAACCAGGAGCGCGTGGTAGTACCTTTATACAATCAGCAAGTAAAAATAGATCCATACCACGAACTAAAACATCACGTAGGAAAAAATAGATGAAATACACACTACTGCAAATAGTACAAGCAGTGCTAAGTAAAGCTGAAGATGATCCTGTTAACTCCATTGATGATACAGAAGCTTCAGAAATGGCGTCTGAACGCGCACGTGAAGAGTATTTCGATCTGGTAGATGATGCTGAATGGCCACATTTAAATACCGTTACGTCACTCACTTCATTAAGTGATGTGACACAACCTACCATATTAGAAATACCTAGTTCAGTAGTGTTAATGGATTATGAAGAAGTAATACAATATGATATTACTGAAACGGGAGATACACGGTCTACTTACCGTGATTTGATGTATATGGAACCAGGAGATTTTTTAAGATATATAAGAACCAGGGATGACTCAGCATCTAACGTAACCAAATACACAGGATACAATTCAATACCATTATTAATAATAACGGATAAAATGCCTACATATTGGACTTCATTTGATGATAAATATATAGTATGTGATTCATATCATTCTATTACTGAGAGTACACTACAAGGTTCTAAAACTACAGTTAAAGCTAAGAAAGTGCCAGTATGGACTCATGAAGATAGTTTCTATCCTGATCTTCCAGAGAACTTATTCTCAACATATTTATCTAAAGTTACCACTAAATATTTTCTATATCATACACAAAAATTTAATCAATTAGATTTACAGGAGAGTCAAAGTGGAAAAGCAAGACAAAAACGTAAAGGTACAAAAACAAAAGGAAGAGGTAAGCCTAAACAGTATGGAAGAAATGTTAGATAAACCTAAAACGTTAGAAGAGCAATTAGCTAGTTTAGATGAAAATACTATTAAACTTGTTCGTGAATTAATGAAACGTGAACAGCTCGTTATTGATAATCTAGCACCAGAAGATGAAGACAGGTCCATGGTATCGTCTTCTTTAGAAGTTAAAGGTGATAAACGTTACGGTGTATTTGTTATTGTTCGTAAAGGGCAAGGTCATGTACCTAAAATTTTAAAAGGTAGTTTTACTGAACATTCTCAAGCTGTACGAGCTATTGAACTTTACAGTAAAGGTTTGTTAAAACCATCTGGTAAATTTTCGAATCAAGAAGACGTTAAATCATTTAAAGCTTAAGGTGAGTAATGGCTACCCAATCCGTACGTCAAGAGTTTAATCGTTTCGTTAAAGGGTTAATTACAGAAGCTACCCTACTTAATTTTCCATCTGATGCAGCTTCAGTTTTAAACAATTTTGATTTAGATGCAAAAGGCGTTGTTGAGCGTAGATATGGTATTGATCATGAAACTTTGAACACTTGGCGTACATTGGGTACCTTAACTTTAACATCTGATGTTATACAAAGCTATAGATGGGATGGTGTAGCCGGACAAGCTGATAAAACAATTATTGTAGTGCAATCAAGAGAAAAGTTATATTTCTTCACTAATGTAACTTCTGATTTTTCGATTAACTATGACTCAAGTATGGTGATAGACTTATCATCAGCATCATATAAAGTTGCTACAGCAACAACAACTCAAGTACGTCAAAACCCGTGTTCTTTTTCATCGGGACGTGGTAAGTTATATATTAATCATAAATACACTGAAACATTGGAAGTTTCATATGTGATTGGTGCCCCCGATACTATAACGGTTAATGTCCAGCCGGTTAAGATTAGAGATTTTGCAGGGGAAGATGATGGTTTTAATAACGATGAAAAACCTACAAGTGCAACTATCAATAATGAACATTGGTATAATTTAGCTAATCAAGGATGGTTAGATAGAATAACTGATCTTAAAGTAATTAATACATCAAGAGGTTCTTATCCATCAAATGCTGAACAATGGCAATATGGTAAATATGTTAATGTTAGTTCTGGTGCTGAGACTTGGAGTTATGCTCACTTTGAAAAACAAGCATTCGGTAATACGTTAGCGCCTAGAGGTCATTATATTATTGACGCCTTTAATAAGAATGTAACAGGTGTCCCTACAGGTAAAAATGGTAGTTTTACTGAGTCAGGTTCTTCTAACGGTACTGTAACAAGTTTAACATCAGCGGGCCATGGTTTAACTACAGGGACCTCTGTTACACTCACATCTACTTTATCAGAAACTTATGATAATGGTGGAGGTTGTGGCGCTTCATACCCTTATAATATTTCAGGTACTTATACAATCACTGTAACAGGTTCTAACACATTTACGATACCTGATGTTAAAGCTGGATTTGTCGCATGGTGTGATTCACCTGCGGGTACTTGGGTTACAAGTACCACAGCTACTATTGATAATCCTTTAGATACTAGACCGCAATCAAACGCTTTTTATGCGGGTAGATGTTGGCAATCAGGTGTTGAGGAGGATGGTTTTACAGGGAGTGTATATTTCTCACAAATACTTCAGAAAGATAATCAATTTGGTTTATGTTATCAAGAAGCTGATCCTACAGCTGAACACTCGAATGAACTGGTAGCTACTGATGGTGGTGTAGTTAATATACCTGATATGGATGTTTGTAAAAAGATGGTTCCATTCGGACCAGGTTTATTACTATTAGCTACTAATGGTGTTTGGTTTATATCTGGAGGTGAATCACCTTTTTTCACGCCATTAAGTTACTCAGTTGATCGTGTGTCTAGTATAGGGATTATATCTGCTAAGAGTGTAATTGATGCAGAAGGGACACCTCACTTTTGGAGTAAAGAAGGTATACATAGAATTATTAAAGATGAGGTGTCAGGTTCTCCTAAGGTTGAGAGTTTAACCGTTCAAACTATACAAACCTATTATGACGATATAACAGATGTTCAAAAAGCTACTTGCCGTGGTACATACAACGATAAATTGAAAAAGATAGTTTGGATATATCAAAATAATACCAGCAATGTACGAGAACTTTCATTAGTATTTGATTTAAGAACAAATGGTTTCTTTCCATGGACATTTAATAAAACGGCTTATTACATTATTGATGTAATGACAATGCCAGATTACAGAACCTATGTACAACAGAAGATTAAATTCTTAGTATATAAAGCAAGTGATGGAACCCTGGGTGGATCCGATATGAGTAATATAGATCATTA